TATAGATATTTGCATTAATGCATAGATAAAATGAGGTATTATTAAATATATGAAACCTTTTGATGTTGTTAATATATGTATATAATTGTATATGCAATTTAACACACTCAAAAGGTTTCGTTGATAAATATAGGAAAACATCTATGCATTTATGCATCATCAATGCATCGTATTGAGTATCAGTGAGTTACAGCGCATCGATGATCTATGCATCAATGCAGTTATCTATGCAGGGCTGGAAAGTAGCTGTTCTAGATTCGGGGACTCGCATTTTGCGAGGTCCTCACAATTTCGGTGGGGTCGTGATTCGCTAGGTCATCTCTACAGTTATCAAGATGGGAAGAATTTGGGGATGCTGGGGATAATGCTTACCTTTGCCTCATTAAACTAAATATCTTTCAAGCATGAACAGTATTCAAGCGAATCTTTATAATCCGTTCTACGGAGAGGAACTGTACACGCTGTACAAGGAACGATTCGGGCATACACCGATGTTCACAGAACCGGGACAGCTTCGGGAGGTCTTCGACAACTACGTTATGTGGTGCCGCAACCATCCGATCGAATCCATAGATTACGTGAAGAGCGGTGTGATGGCTGGGCAGAGTTACGTGGTACGGAAGAAACTGCTGGTAACGGAATTCGGCTTCACCCAGTTTCTAGGGGTGGGCTGCGACTATATTACTTCCCGTGAGAAAGCGTTCAAGGAGCAGCACGAGAAATACCACGATGACGAGTCACTTGCGTTCCTTGAGGAGATCCGGGTGATCCGACAGTGGATCAGAGACGACATGGACAAAGGGGCATCTGTCGGGCTGTATGATCCGAACTACATCTCGAAGCTACGTGGACTCAAGGCATTGAGCGATGTTACCAGCAACGACGAGAAGATCACTGGCGGGCTGCGTGTTGAAGTTTTAAGCAATGATACAGCGAAACGTATGCAAGCCCTTGCGAAAGTCGCTAAGAAGCGAGAAAAACACGGTGACGATAAACTAGACGATCCGAAGGAATGAAGACAACCTATGTATTCGATAAACTCCTAGAAGCTACGGTTGACCCGAATGTCCGTGGTGTATCCAGCAGAGGCGGAACACGATCCTCCAAGACGTGGTCGATGCTTCAGCTTCTCTATATCATGGCTAGGGAATCGGAAACACCGCTCCTCATCTCCTGCGTTACGGACACGATGCCGGGCATCAAGCGAGGCATGTTCCGTGACTTCAAGCGAATGTTGCAAGACGAAGGCGTGTGGGACGACAAATGCATGAATCTGACCGATTCCATCTATTCGCTGGAGAACGGGTCACAGATCGAATTCTTTGGCTGCGAGGACTCGTCTAAGGTTTTCGGTCCTGCCCGTGACATCCTGTTCGTAAACGAGGCGCAGCGTGTCCCGTTTGAAGTTTTCCGTCAGATGGCGGTGCGTACCCGGCTAATGCTCTACATCGACTTCAATCCTGTCAAGAAGTTTTGGGCACACGACTACTTCAAAGGACCGGGAATGGTCGAGATCGTGAGCACCTACAAGGACAATCCGTACTTGACTCCCGAACAGATTGAGGAGATCGAGAGAAACCGGGCTGACGAGAATTGGTGGAGAATCTTCGGTCTCGGGGAAACCGGAGGCGTAGAAGGGCTGGTTTACCCGGAATACGACATAGTTCCTAGTTTCCCGGCTGATGTTACCGGGCAATGTCTAGGCTTGGACTTCGGATTCACCGGAGACCCCACAGCCATCGTGCGTGTCGGCTTCAAGGGCAGAGACTTGTACATCGAAGAACTTGAGTATCGCACAGGCATGGTCAACTGGGACATATCCGAAGTTCTCCACGATCTCGGCTTCCACAAGACGTACACCATCGCTGATTCGCAAGAGCAGAAGAGCATCACCGAGATTTCCCGGCTGGGCTGCAAGATCATCCCGTGTATCAAAGGAAGAGGATCGGTGGTTGCTGGGATCAGTGAAGTCAAGCAGTTCAAGCTACATGTAGTCGCAGGATCACGGAATGTGCAGGACGAGTTCGACCAGTATTCGTGGACTCTCGACAGGATGACAGGGATGTACGACACTACGAAGCCGCAGGATGCGAATAACCACGCTATGGACGCTATTCGCTACGCAGTAGACTATCTTATAACCAAGTACCGTCCGGGTGCTAAAAATCAAAGGAAAAATGGATAAATTCAAGAGTTTCAGAAGCTACGTGGCGCATCGATGGATGCGTCCGTTCAGACGTTTCTACGGATTCGTGAAACGCAGGATCAGCCGCAAGCAGAGGCTAATGTCACTGCTCAGTCTCTCTAACCTAAAGCCCGATGCCGTGATAGCTATGTCGCAAGATGAGAGGTCATTAATGGATACTTTTGCAAAATTAATCGTACCTTCGCACCTAGTAACTCGGAAGGGTCGGATCATCCACGCAATCCCGGAACTGGAAGACGTGGAACTGTGGCAGATGATCGAAGCCCGGAGAGCGGAGACAGCGATTGACCGCATCAAGGGATGGTGCGGATACGTCCCGGAAACGGTGGCGGACATGATAAAGTTGTCAAAGTTTATTGAAGCCGAGTTCCATCGTGCCGACCAGCTAGAGGCTGCGCTGCTTCCACGAGGCGGAGGCAAAGCGGACACCAGCCCGATAGCGGAAGCCAAGAACATCTTGGGCATGGTTCAGATGACAGCAGAGTTGATGTCGTGCTCCTTCGAGGAAGCGAAGAAGATAAACTACTCGGATGCCATTCTCGCTATCAGCAGAAGGCATGATGAAGTAGAGAGAATGAAAACTAAAACTAAAACTAAGTAATTATGAGTTGTAAGTATGACATTATCGATGAAGGAGGGCGTAAACGTGTAAGAGCGTTGCGTCCCTTCACGGTTCAAGGGCGGGACGTTTGTCCTATGGAGCTAGGCGGATACGTCTACGATGCTAATACGTTATCACAGGACGGTAACTGTTGGATATTTAGCGGATCACTGGAGTATCCCGGTGTACGTGTTATGGATGAGGCTATTGTGGACATGGGTAGCAATCTACCAAAAGCTAACGCTAGACCTAAAGCTACTATCATTTCCGGTAATTCCCGGATCATGGGAGCTATCTCATTTGAAACACGGTCGCTCGATGTGGCGCAGACACCAGCAATGTATGAACAAGGCGGGTACACCGTAACGGTGGGAAGTGTCCCCGTTAAGAACAACGCCAAACGAGTGAGAATTCCGGTACCGGTGTTTGCTGGGACTGTGGGAAAGGTGACTATCACAAACACCGCCTACGAAGCTAGGATAATTTCATTGAACGAAGCCGGAATCATAACCGGTGGAACCACATGGGCTGTCGGCGGTCCTGCCGTTGCTTTGGAGTCATTCGCACCGTATATTCTTGTGGAGGTTCGCAAAGTAGGGGAAACTGCGATTTCTCCGGCGGACGTTACGACGGCGGGGGTGTCTATCCGCATCGCTACAGAGGCGCAGATAAACGTGTTCAACTCTTCTATCGTTCCGGTGTATAATGGTTCGGTGGCGAACGCTGTCAGTATATTCCGGCTCTTGGTATCGGGAACACCAGCGTCACCTAGTATAATAGACATTCAGAATTCATATGTTCGTGCAGAATGTGCGTATGACAAAACCAGTACACTCGTCTTTAATGCCGATTTCACCAAGGTTAATTACAACACGGTACTGACGGCGGGCGTTTATAGCTACGTATCGGGATCGTTCCGCAACACGAACATGAATTCTCCGGCAAGCGTAACCGGTACAACTTACGTGAAACGTTTACTTGATGTATCGGATTGCCCGAACTTTGAATTTTCGACAGTTACGTTCCCCGACCTAGCCGCTATGATCGCATCCGGCAAGACGTTCTATTTCAAGAACTGCAATATGCCCGTTGGTTCAGCGATCCATTACTACGACCCGAAGGTGAACGTATGGGATAACATCGACTTCACCAAAGCTATGGCAGACTTAGGGAAAGTTCTCCCTAATAATGCGAACATCGTGCTTGTGTCCTCAAATAAGCAGGGGTGGTACAGGATGCATGGTAAGGTATCTAAAAGTTTTGGCGCACTTATAGAAGCTCTAAGTAGCGTTAATGGGGCTAACTTTGAGGCCTTAGAGAATTCCTACGACACCGTCATTTATAAAGACCATACGATTACGGGTGCATTCGAAATCAAAGGGTGCAATGTATTCGGCGGTACATTGGGCGGCGCATCCAAGATCACCAATACCACAGAAACAGCGATGGTGATAGACGGAAATTTCCGGATCGAAGGGAATGCGCAGGTAACTGATACGCCTCTCAAGGGCACAGGCTACATCGGAGACAATGCCGAGCTGAAGAACGGGAACGTAGAAGGCTATGTCTACATGGCTGACAATGCGAAGTTCATCCCGGAAACCGTGGCTAATAAGCCGTCGATCCGCAGATTGGTGATGTTGGACAATGCGCAGATCACCAAGCAAGCGAACGCAGCAGGAGCAACGATCAACATCGAGATGGGAGACAATGCCGTAATCGGTGCAGTCGTGGTTGCTCAGTTCCTTGCGATGGCTGGCAATGCCGAGATCACCCGTGACGATGATGTCGCATCATTGACCGCAGATGGCGTTATCTTCATGAAGGACAACGCAAAGATCATCGGAACAGGACAAGTGATCTCACACGGGCATGTGGAGTTAGTAGGAGGTCTTAACTTAAACGCTGGTAGCAGAACGATCTACGGTAAACACGTGATCGCTAGCCCGGATGACGTGAACAGACCGGAGCTACCGCCAACAAAAGCAACTTGGTAACATGGGATTGAAATACAGTATAAACAGTGCTGGTAGAATAGTAGCCGAGAGAGACATTTACTCTCTCGGTGGCTTTATACCTAAGGGAGAACTGGGAGGTTTTATCGCAGACGAAACGCAGTTATCGCAGGATGGCGAATGCTGGCTTAGTAGTGGGGACATATCCAGTAGACCGGATGTGCGTATTAAGGACAATGCCTATGTAGGGATGTTCACCTCAGGCATTAATCCGGTTCACACGGACGGTGTAACGGAGTTTAGCGGGAATACGCTTATTCCGGGTAACATATCGGTAAGGTCGTTTGTAACAGATACCAAGAACAATGTATTTATCAAGGATTCGTTTATCGGGGTATCTATGGACATTCTTTGTGGTCCGAGAACTACGACAACAGCGTTCCCTTTCGAACAAGGAGGGTACGTACACACAGCGCCAAGAGGCACCGCTTTTTCATCAGTGGTAATGCAGACGGGAGACGCTAATATTTGTCGTAGTACGGATTCCGTTATAAGATGCGGATTGAACACATACGTGTATCTTCCAACAGGGTACTCCGGTAGAATTCTTTGGGCATACACGCAAGGTGAAACAGCCGTATATTCGGGTGAATCTAAAGTGGTATCTTCGGGACTGACTAAAATAGAGCATCCGGTATATAAGAGGTTCATGTTGCATATCACGAAAGTTAACGGAACTGCAATGACCCCGACTGATTTGTTGGCTACAGGAGCTAAGATACTAGGACATATTAGCGGTTCTGTACTAACGGACATACGCCCGGAATCAGTATCGGGTGATTACGTGATGGTAAATTCGTCTTTCATTGCGGAAACTGACAACTTTGGATTGAATGCCACACAGTTGCGATTCTTGGCAGGTAGTATGTACGATACTACCATGTACACAAAGACGGATAGACAGGATTATAAACCATATGGTACATTCCATAACGTGGAACGGCTGGAATATACTAAGTATCTGAGAGATTCGCACCGTACCGCAGCAAATAGGGATACTTACATCTCCGCTTATGACTGTCCGTTACTCCGAGTAGATGATACTACTTACGATGATGCTTTGGCTGCTAAGGGAGACCTAATACTTCGTAACTGTATTGTCCCTAAAGCCGAATTCCAAGATGACGTTATAAACGGGAATACCTACGAAGACATAGATTTCTCGTACGCTAACGAAGACTTGGGATTCACAATAGCGGGATACGCTAGATTCATTTCAAGCCATAAGCAGGGCATATACCGCCTGCCCAATGGTCCTACAGCACTAGGATTCGTTAGTCACAAGGGTAACTTGGCTGATACGGCTATACTGTATCAAGCGGAAAAGTATATTCCTTTGGATGGGTCTATTATGGAGCAAGGTGCGTATGCGGCGGGAGCTAACATAGGTGTGCCCTATGAAGAGACTAAAGTAACTTCTAATGCAATTGTCAGAAGCTATAAGCCTGTTTCAACCGCAAGCTTGTCTTTACCGACCCTGCCGTCCGGTTACGTACTAGACGCGATTGTATATTTAGACGAATCCTTCATTATCCGAAGAGCGGTGGCAAATCCCGCATCTATCGAAACCACCTACCAGTATGCCGTGATGCAGTTTAGAAGAGCCGATACGTCTAGATTAAACGCCTCGGATTTCATTGCTCTTAACTGTACTCTGCGAATCATAGACCACACGAAAGCACCGGAGGTCACAGGATCTGCCTACGTGGGTGCGGGGTGCACGGTTCGTGGGGATGTTCAGCTACATGGCGATCCTTATGTTAACCGTGTGTTTGACGTGAATATGTGGGAACGTGGGACAGGAGGTAGCGTAACCGGAGAAACTTGGGATGGTCTTAAGAGACCGGAATCGGTCGGATACCCACGACTCAGAACGAGAGATGTTTTCCCTGTGGATACTACGGTAGATAACAACTTCACGTGCGCTTCGGGGTACAATATACTTATCTACTATTTCGGGGAAGATGGCAAGTGCTCCGGATGGTCACCGTGGGGAACATCCTTAAAGGTATCAGATCCGGCAGTGGCGTACATATCAATTCTTGTTAGTAAGACTAACGGAATTGACTTTATAGAGGATTCCGATATCCCGTTAGCAAACGTTAAGTACGTCCGAGCGTTCAAGAAGCGTAGATACATAGTTAACGAACTAGACCGTACTAGCCCGGAAGACATCCTGTTAAGCGTGGATTATTGGGAACAAGGCTCTTTGGCGTTGACTGCGGGGAAAATCTACGAAGATTCTAAGATCACTTCATCCGTGTACATACGACTTAAACGGTTGATAAATGCGGGAGGATCTAGTATTACTACGATCCCATCGGGATACGTGCTTAACAGGTATAAGTTCGATGCTCTTACAAAATATGTACCGGGGACTGAGACGGACGGAGACCGGGCGTTATACGGCGGACTTTTACGGAAAGACCCTTCCGGGAACACTATTCCCGCAGAAGTTGCCGCAGCACGCCCCGTGATCGAGTTCACTCCGTCACCACGTATCGTGACCTCTTACGGATCGAGTACTCTGTTTATAAGTGGACCTAAAATCCGGATGTACGACAATGCGGTTCTGTCCCGAAATTTCAGCCATGATGCTGATATCGTCCTACAGGGTGATGCGGTGATGGGCTACGATTTCTCTTCCGGAGACTGTCTGTGTTCTAACGGTCACGATGACGCAATAATCAAACTGCCATGATATTCAGCGATGTAGTAAACTTTATGAATGAGCAAGCCGAGATAATCGGCTTGCCTATCTACTTTGGTTCGGATGATAATCTGAACGAGCAAGTAAACGCCATTGACGGCATATTCCTCACGTTCGATGTGCCCGGTGGTGGGATGAACAAGCTGCCTCCGGCTGTCCGGAAATATGATGTGGTCCTGCAATGCCTTGACAAGTCACATTATATGACGGACAACTTGCAGGAGTTGCTAACATTGGAACGGACGGACTTGTATATTAACCGCCTAATGTCTACTTTTGTATGTCATTTCGAGGTCGAAGGTCTGAAATTCGTTAAGATTCAAGGACTGTACGATTCTCAGAAGTCCGGATGGAGAGTGACATTTTCGGTAACGAATGATCTATTAAACTATGGATAAGGAAATTGTAGCGGTAGTTGAGCAGTTGAAGAAGGAAATATTCGAAAACTACGTGTCCAAAGGCTTGGTAGCCTCCGGAGACTTCGGTAGGAACCTTATTTTACACGAGAACGGTGACTCCGTTAAACTGACAGCACCGAAGCATGTTATCCAAATGGAGAAAGGGAGGAAGGCTGGGAGTTTTCCTCCCGTTTCTGCTATTAAGCAGTGGATCAAGGACAAGAACCGGACAGCAGGAACGGACATCCCGGAAGAGGCGGCATATGCTATAGCCTACGTAATTAAACGGGACGGCATCAAGGTTCCCAACAAATACAATGGTGGAGGGGTAGTCTCCGACATCATAAATCCCGAAAGGGTGAAGCGGTTAACGCTGGATATAAATAAGATCATTAAAGCAAAAATTCTAACAATATTAACGCAATGAGAGTAGCAATTCCTAGACTAAATACGAGCGTAGGTCTCACAGACGGACGGGTCTACAACTATCCCGGATGTCTGTCCATTTGGGATAACATCCCGTTGAAGCTGGTCGTTACGGACTTGCCTACGGACATCATAGTATATTTCTTTATACAATGCCGATCCTCCCTAGATTCTTTCTATGTGGCTAATCTTGAACCTGTCAACGGAATCGAGATAGACTTGGCATCCCACTTCTATCCGCTCCTCCCGGCATACAAGGACCGGATAGCCGGGTACACCGTGGAACTAGGGCTGACTCACAGAGCTAACCTAACTGCCAACGTGCAGACTCAGACGTTCCGGATGCCGATCATGAACCTAGCCAGCCGGAACAACATCAACCGGGTATCTAATGCCGACACGGACTTCCGGGATGACTTGGGACGCAGAGCACCACTAGCCCACACGCTGGATGATGATTTCTTCATCAACAGCCAATACCATGATAGGGACTATGATGTAGACGTTATCTATCAAGACGGAACGGTTGACAAATTTAATTACATGCAGGGCGACGGAATATCGGATGCATGCCAATACAAGAAGATCACGCTCAAGAATCCGGACGGATCTGTAGCAGCCGTGAAGTTCTATCCGGAGGAGATTTCCGCATGCGGAGCTATCACGCTGCGCTGGCTTAACTCTTACGGGTCATATGACGCTATCTCCTGCTACAATTGGAGCACGCAGCCTACGATCACACAGGGCTTGGACGGTGGTACGATAACTAAGCGAGAGTTGACCTGCGTATTCGAACTGACCGAGGCTAACAAGTTCGCTCTTGATGTCCTGTCAACGTCTCCGGACGTTACGGTGAAGGGCTTGGATGGCGTGCCTAATGACACCAAGATGCGCTGCTCCTCGACTACGGGAGTCAAGTATACAGCATCCGGCTTGGCGAAAACAGCAACGTTAAAATTCCAGTACTAACATGGATATAAAGATACAGATAAACGGCACATTTTTGGAGGGCTTGACTAAGACAGATGTCAAACTCTCCATCAATGCGTCATCTCCCTACTCGTTTGGCGAGTCTACCCGTACCTACTCGGCTAACATCAAAGCACCGAGAAACCGGGTAAACGATGGTATCTTCTATCAGATGCGAAACTTCGGTTACGTGAAACGTGACATGAAGTACGAGGCTAGGATTTACATAGGTGGCATCGCTATCAACAAGCGTTTCAAGGCTAAGGTGACCTGCGATGAGGAGAGCTACAGCGTTGCGCTGTCTCAGTCGGATCTCAAGATGTCGCAGTTGCCTAAAGAAGTCGTGGAGAATCCCCTATACTCTTCCGGTGTGGGGAATTCATTGTTCTACAAGGCTAGCGATTTGGTGCAAAGAGCATTAGGTTCGCCTACGCCCGTGTCATTCCCACTGATAGAAAGTAGGGCTTACGAACCGGGTCTTCTCATCGAGAATCTAGGGCAGAAGCCCTTGTCCGAGGTGCTGGTAGGAAAATCCGTGACTGTGTTTTGGAGGTACGCATCCGAGACTGACGAAGGAACGAAGTACTTTAAGGGGAACTTCCTCGACATCAAGGAGTACGATACACGAACCGCTATGAATGCACCTTTGGGGTCTACGGCTAACACTACAGCCGTGATAACGATGGACAACAACGCCTACATCACGCTGGACATGTCTAGAGTAGGAACGATGCTTAACTATGTGGTTCTTAAGGCTTCTTATAATAATCAGACAGTAGCCATCTTCCAAAAAGATGACAATCAGAATGACATCACACAGGTTCGTTACAAATTCGTTTCCACGACTATGGACATACCGACATACAGGTTCACAGGGATGTACATAAGTCGTGACATAAATGTTTACGACAGATTGGATGCCACACCGCCAGCTTTCATGTCTCCGGACGAGGCTGTGAATCTTTCCGGTAAGATAACCGACTTGCGGAGTTCCGGAGGGGTCACATCGGCATATGGTAACTGCGGAGTATCTGATGCCATAACGTTTCTCACAGATGTATGCAAGATCTTCCAATGGGGCTGGAAATTCATCACTAACGTGGATAACAGTGGGAACACGAACGTCATAATAAACGTATACAATCTGATTGCTGACGATGCGATTAGCATACCCTTAAACGGTCCTTTAGAATTCAACAATTTCCGGCAGGATTGGTCTGACTTTTACCTGTCGACCGACAAGATCGAAGACTCTGAAGGTTTCCCGAACATCGGGACGTTCAAGATAGGCGATTTTACCAAAAGCGTACAGTTGTCTAGGGCGGCTTTCACGGCAAAAGGAACGGTAGTAGAATCCGGAGTTCCAAATCCGCAGGACGGGACCTACCCACGCCTCATAATACGCAGGGTAGACGGAAGTACATCCCGTCCGTGGGCTGAATATTTCAAGTCGATCGAGTACACGCAGTCACTACAGAAGTACTACGGGCTGTTTTCGGACGCATTGGACGTGACAATTAAGGCTAAAATACCTTATTATCACATCGAAAACAGCTATAAGGAGAACGGAATCGTGTGGTTCAAGCAGCTAAATGCGTTCTTCTACGTCCGTTCGATCACGGATTACAACCTATCCACACAGGAATGTAAGGTAAAATTGACTAAAATTAATCTATCAAGAACTAAATAATGGCAGATAATGTTACACTATTAGACCTATCGTTCAACACGGCTGAAGCCGTAGATGGTTTGGATGCGCTTATCAAGAAGTCGCTGGAACTGTCGGACGAAAAGAAGCAGCTAATCAAGCAGATCAATGCTGAGAAGACCGCCCTTGCAGGTATCCGTCAGAACTACAAGGACAACTTGCTGGATCAGACAGCATTCGAGAAGCAGTCAGCGAAGTCAGAGGAGGCGATCATCGCTCTTACCAAGCAGCTAAACAACAACAAGGTCGCCACATCGGAGAATGCTGCGCAGATCAAGGCACACACCACCATCGTCAACTCGGAGGCGGAGAGCGTGGAGACCCTTCGTGCCCAGCTAGCGTTGAACACGAAGGCGTTGAACAAGATGTCCATCGAGCAGCGCACCAATACCGAATCGGGAAAGCAGATGGTCGCTCAGACTAAGGAGATCTCCGACAAACTGAAGGAACTGGAGAGAGGCGTAGGCGACACACGAAGGAACGTGGGTAACTACGCTGAAGACATCGAAGCCGCCACCGCCAATCTTGGTGGAATGACGGGTGCGACCGGGCAGATGATCAAGGGCATGTCGGGAGGCATCGCTTCCATCAAGGCGTTCAACGCTGCGCTCATGGCTAATCCGTTCGTAGCCATCGCATCGGCTATCCTTGCGGTAATCTCGGCTATCGGGAAACTGATGGATCGCAACAACGAGTTAGCGGTGTCTGTGAAGACCATCCTTGCTCCTATCGAACTGATCATCACGAAAGTGCTGGATGCTGTGGCTGCCCTGTTCGTTGAGATCGTAAAGGTTTTCGAATGGCTGGCAGAGGCTTATATCAAAGTTTACAACTGGCTTGGACTGATATCGGATGAAACGGTGAAAGCCATAGAAACAGCTAGAGGCATGGCGCAGGTGGAACGGGACATTTATAACGCTGAGACCGATCTTATTGTGGTTTTAGCCCGGCAGCGCAGGGAGATGGAGGAGCAAAAGGCTATTCTTGCCGATCAGACTAAGAGTTCTAAGGAGCGGCAAGCAGCAGCTAATGAAGCCTTACGGATATCTAGGGAAATGGAGGCTGCCGAATTAAAGGTATTAGAGGCTAAATATCAGCAGATAAAGACTCAAAACGAATTGTCTTACACTTCCGATGAAGACCGGAGGAAAGAACAGGAGGCTTTAGCCGCATTGGAGGCGAAGAGAGCACAGTATTTATCACAACGGAAGGAACTGACCAGTCAAGTTTCCGGATTGGAGAAGGCTGATATGGCGGCAGCCTCGGCAGCCGACAAGAAGCGTGCCGAGGATTACGCCAAAGCGCAGAAGGCGGCTGCTGAGAAAGCTAAGAAGGCTAAGGAAGATGCCGACAAAAAGGCAGCAGAGACCGCCAAGAAGGCGCAAGCCGAGGTTCTCAAGAGATATGAAGCCGGGATAACTGAGATACAGTTGAAGATCCGTGAGTCAAATATCGGCATCGTGGACAAGAAAAAAGCCTTAGAGGATCAAGACAGGCTGAACCAAGCCATCTTGGAGAAGGAACGTTACCGTCTCAGTCAAGGATTGATCACGCAGCAGGAATTTGACAACATCCGGTTGGAACAGCGTGTGGCATTCCAAGAACAGGTATCCGAACTTGAGAAGGCTGAAGCTGACAAGAAGAAGGCAGCTGCCGCCATTGATCTAGAGAACAAGCGTGCCATCGAGGAAGCTAACATAACAAGCGACTTCGAACGTGAAACTCTTCGGTTAGAACAGCAACGCCAATTGGAAGTAGCAGCAGCCGAGAAGGTCGGTGCTGACGTGACTCTGATCGAAGCCAAGTACGCTCAGATTCGGGAGAAACGTGAGAAGGAACTAGTCAACGCCAAGTTGCAGATGACAGCCGACATTGCCGGACAGATATCCAACATCATGGGACAGGAATCGGCAGCAGGTAAGGTATTTGCGCTGGCACAGGCTACGATCAACACGTATCTCGGTGCTTCTAAGGCTATTGCGCAGGGCGGTATTTGGGGAGTTGCCCAAGCAGCCATCGTAATCGCAGCCGGACTGAAACAGGTCGCTTCCATCGCTAAGGTAAAAGAGGATGTGCCGAAGACCAACACCAACGTCCGCAAGTACGCTAAGGGTGGTCAGATATACGGTCCGTCCCATGCGCAGGGTGGCGTGACGTTCTCCGGTTCGAATGGTCAGCGTTTCGAGGCTGAAGGTGGCGAGAATGTTTACATCCTCAACCGCAGGGCATCCAATGCCATCAATGCGCTGTCTGCTCTGAACATGGAATATGGTGGCAGATCCTTCGGCAACTCCAGCGTGTACAAGTACGCAGACGGTGGCGGATTCGATGTGCTCAGTTCGCAATCGCTTACCAATCTGAACAAGGCTGTCAAGAAGGACGTTGATCTGTCACCCAAGACAATCGCAGCTATCGCATTAGCCTTCGTTGACGGTGTACAGAATGCTCCGAATCCTATCGTCTCCGTACAGGACATTACCGATGTTCAGCAGGGACGCACGCTGGTGATAGATTCCGCAACAAATTGAAACGGGAGTTTTAGAATTTAATTAAGTAAATAGATACCTTTGCAACTAATTAGGAACAACTATGATTTTTAAGAAATTACGAATTATCGAAGCAGGACCTACCGCTAACTCGTGGGGACAAGAAGTAAATGGGGAATGGAAGGAAGCCTTGATCGTCATCAAGCCGGAATCCATAGCATCTCTTGTTGCGTTAGGCAATGAGAGACCTATCCACGCTCGTAGATCGCATAACGGTGCGGACATGCTGGACCGATACATCGGGAGTTTTTCTAACTTTATAGAAGAGGATGGCGTGGCATACGCTGACCTTACCATCTCGGAGGCTGCTGAGAAAGCCTACCCCAACGAAATTACCTTTATAACAGGAATGATCGAAAACGAACCGGAGATGCTTGGCGTTTCCGTGATCGACCTAGACTTAAAGGTGTACAATGCGGACGAAGACATCTTCGAGGTGACTGAATTTTTGGAGCTATTCTCGTGCGACTTGGTTGGATTGCCAGCCGCTACGAGTTCTTTATTTAGTAATAACAATCAAAATCGTAAATCTATGGGATTTTTTACAAGTTTATTCTCCAAATTTGCTGAGGAAAAGGCAGGTGAAGAGAAGAAAGATGAAGAAACCAAGCTGGCTGACCAAGTAGTAAGCACAGTGAACGGTGAAAAGATCACCATCAAGGCAAGCGGAGAAGAAGCTGCGATTGGTGACGAAGTGGTAAAAGAGGACGGTTCACCTGTCGAAGATGGCGAAGTCATCGTTGATCTTGGCGAAGAAGGAAAGATCATCCTCGTGATCAAAGACGGAAAGATCGCTGAATTCAAAGCGTACACCGAAGAGGTGGAAGTCGAGGAAGCAGGATCAAAGACTCCGGACGAATTCTCGAAACGCTTGCAGGCTGTTGAAAAGTCGCTGGGTGAGATCAAGACAATGCTGTCACGTCAGACAAAAACTCCTCTCATGCAGGAACGCAATGACGCTAGCAAGTCAAAACAGTCTTCTCATGACAAAACTCAACTGTCGAAAGACGAGAGACGCAGACAAGCGTATGAAGCCATGCAGAAATATTGCGGCAAAAAGTAGTTAATAACCTATCAATCATAAGATTATGACATTTACTGATCTGAATAAACTTAACATGGAAAGCCTGTCGGAGATCATCTCTCTGACTGTTGGCTTGGTTGGCGAAATGCAGAAGGGTGCGACCGTTCTCGCAGGTATCGACAACAAAACTCCTATCGTGACATTCACTGCTAAGGACAAAGCCCTTCGCAAATCTACCGGATGTGGCGGTAAGTACGAATACACCGAGATGGCGGACAAAGTGAAGTACTACGACTTCCAGCCCGTTGAGTTGCCTATCGTAGTGTGTCTCCAAGACCTTTGGGGTAAAATGGTTGCTAAAGGCATCCACTTGTCAGATGACTTTAGCGAAACCGAATTGGCTGGCTTCATGGCATCAGAAGTTCTGAAGGTGCTGGAAGCTGACTTGCTCCGTTTGGCTTGGCTGGATGCTGACAAAGACGCAGAAGCCGCATACAACATCTTCAAAAACGGTGGTTTCATCAAGCAGATGGAAACTAGCGGTGAAACTATTCTCACGATGACGCTGGATACCAACGACACTACAGGAGTTGTCCGCACGATGAAAAAACTGATCGACAGCCAACGTCCGGATCAACTGGAAAACTCTGAATTCTTCGTGACATCTAACGTGATGCGTATTTTCAAGGACTTCACACAACAGAAGGATAACCACATCGCTCAGATGATCATGATGGACGGCAAACCGGAGTATTACTTGGAAGGCTACAAGATCAACGAGTTGCCTCACGTATCAGCATCTATGACTGCTGACACAACCAAGAAGGAGGCGTTTATTGCGTTTACTCCGAAAACGAACATCCAAATCGTGCTGGAAGACAGCAACGTGAACATAAAACCGTTCCTGCAGGACGCTCAGACACGTAAGTACTACTCTACTACTGTCTTCGCTGCTGACGTAATGGTAGCTGTTCCGGAAATCTTGAAACTTGCGACTAAAGCGAGATAACTTTAAAACTGAAAACAATGGCATGTCTAACTAAACTCAATAAGGCTATCGTTTTCGGTTGTGCTGGAGGAGCTATCGGTCTGTCCGATCTCCTCCTAGTTAACAAAATTGACATACAATCTATCACCGTAGTGGATAACGAGGTAACAGCGATTACTTTAGTTTCCGGAGCAAAGGCTTACGCAGTCGACTGCTACAAGAACGGTGTTAAGATCGCAGAGGCTATCCGATCCTTAGATGCCGCCAATGGCGTGGAGCAGACAGTAACCGTTACTGTTTACGACAAGACTAAAGATGGCGCAAGAATCGTGGATTCCCTGCTAAATGGCAAATTTGTTGCTTTCGGCAAACTGAAAGACGGTGGTGTTATAAAGGTAGCCGGAGGGCTGGCTGGCTTGGAAGCCGCAAGCGCAGACTCCGACACATCCTCAGCAGGAGGATTTACTACTGTCACGTTGAAAACTCCGGACGGAGGAAGAGGCGACTCTATGATGGTGGCAAGCACAACTGCTTGGACGTATCTAAACGTTAACAAAATAACCGGGTAACTATGGGATGTATAAGTAATATTACAGGTGCTATAACCTATGACTGCTTAGGCGGTGCTGTTGGGATTGCCGATCTTCTGCTGATCAACTACTCTGACGTTCAGTCGGTAGCTATCAATCAAGGAGAAGCGACCATCACGCTGATAGGCAGCGCAAAACCTGTGAGAGTCGCATCCATCCGGAAGGGAGCTAATGCGACCGAAGCAGTAAGATCAAACGAAAATGCGCCAAATGCGCTGGAACAGACCGTTAACTTTACGGTGTATAAGAAAACGAAGGTAGAAGCCGATTTCGTGAACACAATCATCAACTCTCGACTCGTAGCGGTTGCCAAGATGGTGGAAAACGGAGTTTACCGGATATTCGGTCCGAATTACGGCTTGGAAGTCTCGGCATTGGAAGAGTCAGCTAACGAAAATGGTGGATTCACCGCTATCACGCTGTCAACTCCGGAAAATGTGCTGGGAGAACCGAGAGCAGTGATTACGGAAAGTACTTGGAACACATTAGTAGCTAAAGCAGGATAATATGGCATGTATCAAGAAAATAACAGATGATTTGGCTTTTGACTGTAACAATCCCGGTCTGATTGCAGGTATTGTGGGAGTAGAGGAAGCTATCATAATCAACTTCGAGGATGTGTCTAGCGTTTCTGCTACACCATCCACAGGCAGCGCATTGATCACGCTGAAAGCCGGGACAAAAGGCTACACTATCCAATGCGTCAAAAACTCAGTGCAGATCACCGAAGCCGCACGAGCAAACGATAACGCTCCTACTATGCTGGAGTTGACCGCAAACATCAAGTTGCTGTCTGCCCTTCCGGTAGTGACGTACATCAACGGATTGCTCTCCGGATCGTTCCTGCTGGCTGTCAAGACGAAAACTAATCAGTACTACCTTCTCGGAGCGCATTCTCCGTTGGAAGTATCTGACATGGTTACGGACAGCGCAACAGATGGCGTGACAACTGCGACTCTTAAAACACCGGACGGTGCATGCGGTGACTACCGTTACAGCATCACAGCCGAATTGTACAACAAACTTAAAACGAAAGCATAATGGCTAAGAAGAAAGAAACTAAAGATATCCAGCCTGTCAGACAGCTTGTTACTTTGACAGACGAAGTAGAAATGCTGATGCTGTGTAAGAGCATCACGCATTTGAAACTCGACCCAACTTGCCACATGGATCGCAAATATGCGAAAGACTGGTACGAGAAGCACTACATCACAGGCATCCACGCCCGTTACGTGATGAAGCCGGGTCTTACCATCAATCACGTAGGTGACGGAATCGTGTATCGTGCATTTAACTGTACCGATGCCATTGCGGTTCGCATCATGAAAGAAAACAAGGATTACGTAGACTACTTCGAGGATTTGGGTGAATTCGTCATGCCGGGTACAGACATGCCTACAGTGATTCCGGAGACTCCGCAGGACGATCCTGTAGTAGAGGAAGACCAGCCTACAGTGATTCCGGAAACTGAGGACGACAAACCACAGGTTGAGGAAGCACCTGCTGCTCCCGAAGACGATAAGGTACTGGAAGACCTTGAGAAAGAACTGAACGAAGAAAAGTAATCAAACCATTTAGTGATGATAGCGCACAAGAAAGTAAATGTAGTAATAGACAGGGCTTTAAAGACGAGCGCACGCACGAATGAGAAAGTTGTGGGATATGGGGAAGGAAACCTGTATCCCCAAATTATCTCAGAACTCATTTATGCGAGTAAGACAGCCGCTTTAAGCACCGAGAGATTGTCAGAAGCAATCGAATGCGAGGGATTCTTGCATGAGGAATTCGCTAACCTTGAGAATGCCTATGGGGACACGCTGAACGATGTGTTAAATTCCATAGCATACGACATCGCACGATTTCGGGGTGCTGCGCTTATCGTCCAATACGGAGGCGATTACCGTCCGAAGGCTGTCTACCATGTTCCGTTCGAATACGTTCGTGCCGGGCTGAACAAGGACTATCTGACGAATCCCGTTATCCACAAGTACGTGGTATTTAATAACTGGGAACGGCAGAACATCAAAAGCACGACTCTTGAGAAGACATCGGTGACCTACCCGGCATTTGATCCGGATAACTTCGCTGACGAATGCGAGTTTTACGGTGGCATCGAAAACCATCCCGGTCAGTTGCTCTACATGAATTTCTGTACCACCAAGCCTTACCCACTTTCCCCATTCCATGCGGTCCAGTCCGAGATGCAAGCCGAAGCGATGAATTCCACCTACGTGGAACGCACGCTGACACGAGGCTTCCACATGTGCAAGATTGTCTCCCACGGTGATTTCGCTGATGAGAGCGAGCAGGACGACTTCGTGAAGGGGATGCGTGACATCATGGGTGCTGAGGGTGCTGGTGCGGTAGTGATGGTCCGTGATGACACCACGATAGTCCCACAGTCCCGTCCATTTATTAAGGTGGATGACTTGGGTACACCGATCGACTCTAACTTGTACAAAGCCTACTGCGAACCGCTCAAGAAGGACATCGCTTCACAGGCTTACAACATACCGATCCCGCTTGTAGACTCTTCGCTCATCTCGTTCTCCAACGCCTCCGGAGAAGTTGTGAAGGAGATGCAGAAGGTCTACCGAAGATCAACCGTTAAATTACGTAACAAAATCAGCCGTGAACTGGCTAGAGTTTTCGATGTTCCCAAAGAATTTTGCGAAATCCGAAACGAACTTGAGGAAACCGAAACGGCTACAATACTTAATTCTTAAACGATATGGCTAACTTTGCAAATGTGATCAAGAAATTCCGGGATATCTTTAATATCGCTGCAGATGTTAAAGATGCCGAGATCAACAAGGTCATCCAAGAAGCCGATAAACTCGACATCAAACAGGGACTGTGCGGTGATACCTTCGTTAAGGTTCCCGCATCTTTTGGTGGTGGCTTGGATGGCGGAGACATCCCGGATTCGTCTACTTCGGACGATGCCTATTCGCTCACCGTTGACGTGGGTGATGAGTCTTACGAAATCGTCCCACTGTCCACAATCCTGTGCTATTATGCCTTTGCACGATACGTCAAGGACGCTGATCAGAAAAGCACATCCACAGGATTCAAGATTCCCGGATATTCGGCATCGGTGATCGTTCCGGACAACTCTAAAAGTAGACGCTACGAAGCAGAAAAGGGAAAAGCGGATTCATTTTTAGAGGACTTCCACACCGTTTACGAAAAGTACAAAGAAACTATTAAACCACAGGAAAACGAGTGCTGCAAGCCTCAGAAATACCGCATATGTTTTATTAACTAACACATATATAGTATGAAAAGGGGAATGAAAGAAGACCTACAGATATTTACAGCTATCGGGATGCTGGTTTCGGGAGTTGTACTATGTTACTTAGGCTTCTTTAGATCCGGAGACGGTTCGATCCATGAGTCGGTGTTGTGGTATTTTGCCCAATGCCTCATTTGGGCTGGATCAATCTTCGGTATAAGCATTTACGTTCGTGGGAAAGTAGAGAGTTATTTCAAAAACTTTAACATCGGTGAGAACCGAAAGGAAGAGGAGACTAAAGATGGTAAATAATACTAATAAGGTAGACGCAATCATTATCCATTGTAGTGCTACACGTGATGGACAGGACATCGGAGCTAAGGAGATCGACGCAATGCACAAGCAGCGTGGTTTCAACGGAATCGGTTACCATTACGTGATCCGCTTGGACGGAACTGTAGAACATGGGAGGAAGGAAACAGCCGTAGGTGCTCACTGCAACACCAAAGGCTTCTCGAAAGAGTCATACAACCGTCATTCGATCGGTATCTGCTACGTAGGTGGGCTGGATAAGAACGGGAAAGCGAAAGATACCCGTACACCGCAGCAGAAGAAAGCATTGATGGATCTGATCAACGATATTTGCAGACGTTACCCGATAGTCGAGTTGCTGGGACATCGGGACACATCTCCGGATTTGAACGGAAATGGAGAAGTAGAACCAGCAGAGTATATTAAGGCGTGTCCCTGCTTCGATGTTCGGAGCGAATACGGGCTGCTGAAGAAGGACGTAGTAATCACACCATGAGAAAGTATTTGATTATCGCATGCCTGCTGCTAGTAATAGCAGTGGGCTTCCTTTTTAATAAGGTAGAGCGACAGAAGGTAGAATTGGGCCGTAAACAGAACAACATTGAAGCCTTGAACATTGAGGCTACGCAGTACAGGACGGAAAGCGGTAAGTTAGCTGAGCAAATACGCTCGCTGTCCTTGAAGAAATCGGAGCTAGAGCTATTCAACTCCTACTTGGAAGAGACCGTGAAGGACTTGAAGATAAAACTCCGGGATGTCAAGGCAGCACATACTGTGGAAACCAAGCTAGAAATCCGCACCGTTACCAAGACGATCCGGGATACTATTCCCGGTGTTTACCGATTCGAATACTATGACGGATGGAACAGAATAGCCGGAAGAGTATCTCCGGATTCTACAGAAATTAACAATTCATCAGTGGATTCACTTGCCGTAATCAACCACGTCAAGCAGAAACGGTTCTTGTTCTTCCGAATTGGCAAGCCTAAGATACTGACTACCGTAACTAACAGAAATCCTAAAAACAGGCTTCACGTGACGTTTTCAGCCAATTTTGACTGATTTGTAATGTAAATACAGAAGTTTAGAAACGCATCTGTGCAACATAACTCACTGCAAATCAAGTAGATGCAAACCATGCATAGATGTGCATTGTTGATTATTCTCCCATCTATGCAGGATAACCTACTGATTTATAGATATTTGCATTAATGCATAGA